ATCAAATCAAAATGCGTTGTGAGCAGATGGGCATAAAAGTAGTTCCGGAGTTCGGCCGTTTCTACTTGCCTGACCATGTGCAGGGACTGCATTTCGAAATGAATCCTGTTGATCCTGCGGAGTATCTACTTCGTCGGGTTGAGGAAGTTTTCGACGGCCCTGACCCTGTTGGTAAGACTCACGTGCGCGAAGGTGTAGTAGTACGTATTATGAACCGTGTAACCTTCGAAGCCTACAAGCATAAGAACTTCTCTTTTAAGGTGCTGGAAGGTATCGCAAAAGATGAAGCTGATGCTCCGGACATCGAAGAGGCTCAGGAGGAGTTAGTTGAAAACTAACTCCTCTAATAAAGGAGATAAAATATGACGAAAGAATTGAAAATTCAGCTTATTGAACAACGTATTAACATTCTCCGGACAAGAGGAGAAACAATGAACGCTGGCATCATTCATAAACTTGAGCGCAAAAGGAGAAAGCTAATAAATGGCTAACTGGTTCGTCTATGCCTGTGAACAACATTATCAAGGCTATCATGGTATTGAAACCTATGATGTATTCTATGATATTGACGAAGAAGATGCCAATTCAAATGGTCATGATATGTCCATTGAAGTAATGGAATCTTATTCCGCAGTCATGGATAGTATCGAGGAAGATGCTGATCAATGGGCGAGCAATGAAGGCATTGCTTATGAAACAATAGATGATAACGAGCGCGAGGAATGGATGGCTAATGCTATTACTGAACTCGAAGAGGAAAATACTTCTTGGTATATTCGTCAGCTTCGTGATAATCTAACTGATGAAGATAAGGAACAAATTTCTCTGCTTCTTCATCGCGGAGATCCAGATGAAATTGTTGAACAATATGGAATAAAGGAGTAAAATATGTTTGGATTGATTTTGGCGATTATTCTGGTTGTAGCGGGTTTTGTGATTTCCAATATCCTTTTCCCTGATAAACATCGCCGTGATGGTGATGTGGTTTCACGCAAACCTCAGCGCACTGGAGTTCGTATCATAGGCGTAGTTCTCGCCGCAATTCTTTGCATCATGTCCTGTGTTTCCTATGTTCCTACTGGTTATACCGGTATCGTAACTACTTTCGGTAAGGTACACGAACATACTCTTGATGCTGGTATCAATTTCCATGCTCCTTGGGATAATGTAATTACTATGGACAATCGTGAGCAGCGTGGTACTTTCCAATTGGAAGCATTTTCCAAGGATATCCAGCAGGTTGACATCCAAGGTTCTATCAACTATAACATTGATAAAGCTACCGCTATGAATTTGTACAAGGATGTCGGTACTGAATATGTTAATATCTTGATTGGACCTCGTATTCAAGAGGATGTCAAGATTGTTATTGCTGGATATAATGCAGAAAATTTGATTGCAAGTCGTCAGGCTGCCGCAAATGCTATTGAAACTTTGATCCGTGATGAACTTGCGCCCAAGGGCATCAATATTATCTCACTAGCTATTGAGAACATTGATTTTACTGATGCTTTTGAAAGTGCGGTTGAAGCTAAGCAGGTAGCTACTCAGGAGAAGCTACGCGCGCAGACCCAGCAAGAGCAGCAGACTATGGAAGCTGAGCAGGCCGCAAAGCGTAAGACTATCGCTGCGCAGGCTGATGCAGAAGTCGCGCAAATCCAGGCTGATGCTGATGCGTATGCGGTTGGCGTAAAGGCTGCGGCTGAAGCCGAAGCTAATAAGAAGATCGCAGACTCTCTTACTAATGAGCTAGTCAATTACAAGCAGATTCAGCAGTGGGACGGTATCTTGCCGCAATTCGTTGGTAGCGGAGACACTATTCCTATTATAAATTTTGGGTCAACTCCTACTGAAGATAAGGCTGAGTAAATCTCAGCCTTTTGATTTTTTTATAAAAATATGATATTATATATATAGAAAGTGAGGGAAGAAAATGGTTATACTTAATGAACCGCAGATAAAAGACTTTAATGCGGTGGAGCAGGGTTTTGTTGGTACTTATGCTTTAATGGCAGAGCTTCGTCATTGGAAAGCTGAAGCTAAACGTCAACATGAAATGCTAATGGAAATGTGGCATGATCGAGATGAAGTTTGCAACACCTTACAAAGTACATTACGAATGATGGAGTGATAAATATGGCTAAAAAGAATATTCCGGATTATATCCGTAAGCAGCGTGGAGATTGGGGCGCAATTAAACCGGTAACTAAAGTTATCCCCAATAAGAAAAAGAACCAAAAAATTAAACATAAGGGAAAGGTGTTTGATTATCATGATTAAAATATAAAGGAGAAATAGCATGGTACCTTGGTGGACTTTAATTATAGCATTTTTTACTGGCGAGTTTCTCGGGATACTTTGCCTGGCATTAGTTTCAGCAAATGGTCGTTAATGGAGGATAATATGCACGATACTTTCTTTTTTACTGATGTCCATGGTCAAATGCAGCTTTTTGCTGCAATGATGGAATGGATTAAGCAGCAGGATAAAGAAGCTACCATTGTTTTTGGCGGTGATGCTTGTGATCGCGGCCCGAATGGTTTTCAAATTATGAATATGCTTTTGGATGATCCAAAAGTAATATACCTTAAGGGTAATCATGAAGATCTGTTCGTAACCGCAGCCCAGGGTTTGGCTGACATGTATCCTCAACGCATGTGGACTTTTAATGAAGCTAAAACTTTGGTGCAAGAGGCCATGCATAAAGATGAGGATATCCGCCTTCATATCTACAATGGTGGACTAATTACCCTTACTGACTGGATGATGAGCGGTATGGATATGGATTTTGTTGAGCAGATTCGTGCGCTTCCTGTTGTATTCCGCTCTGAAGTTTGTGATTTTTGTCATGCCGGTGGTAGTCCTACAACTTTTGAAATTTGCTTAGATAATCAGTATAATGAAATTCTAAGCAAAGAACATGATATAACAAATATGATTTGGGATCGAAATTGTTTCGGTCTTGGTTGGATTAAAGATCGTATTTGTGTACATGGCCATACACCTACCACTATGTTACCTGCTAAATTTTATGGCTCTATGGATAAGAGTGAAGCTCATATTCATCCTGCTTGGTGGGTTGGCCCTTTTGAAAAAGAAAGATGGCCTGGATTGAAAGTTGATATGGATACTGGTATGACTTGGACTGGCCGCGCTTGGGTACTTAATTGCTCAACTATGCAAGCTACTTCATTTTTCGATACTTCATTTTCCAACACTGATATTGACCTTGAAGACAGTGTCCACAACATTCAGATCGGACTTGAAAATTATAAAATAAAATGATATAATATATATAGAAGGTTAAGAGAGGAGAAATGCTTATGCCATCTGTTTGGGTTGTTATCGGATTTATGGTTCTGGAAAACCTGTATCTCCATTCCGATTATTGGAAAGCCTGCTGGCGAGCATTCAGGATTAAGGTTGGGAGGTGAAGGATATGCCTAAGCGCATAAATGCGTTTGAGACTCATGATTTTTACTGCATTAACTGTGGTAAAAAGGGCATCCCCATCAACCGCCAAATTGGCCATCGTAGAGAAGCTTTCCATCGTAAAGCGATGTATTGCCCGTATTGTAAGCACACAATTAATCACATAGAATGTCGTACCTATGAAGAGAAAACACAATTCATGGAGGACTTCCTGGCTGGCAAATACGCAGAAGAAGCAGCTTTGAGCTTAGCTTACGAACAAGAGCATCCTAAGTTTCAAAATATAATTAAGGGGTTGAAATGATATGAAACACACTCTGTATATCATGGTTGGTATCCCTGGTTCGGGCAAGTCTCATTGGGCTCGTGCATTTCAGGCGGCTAATCCTGATTTGGGCTATATCTCTCGTGATGCTGTGCGTGCTGAGTTTGTAAAGGACACTGAAGCATATTTCTCTCACGAGAAGCAGGTCTACCGTGAATTCACTCATCGTATTGCCTATTGGCTGCGCGAAAAAGATGTTATTGCTGATGCTACTCATAATACTGAGGCATCGCGGAACAAGCTTGTCCGTGCATTGGCAGGATGGGGACTGACCGCAGAAGACTACGATATTGTCTTCGTTTGTATGATGACTTCTATTGATACTTGCGTCGCGCGGGACGCTGAGCGGACTGGTCGTGCGCATGTAACTGAGAATGTTATCAAGGACTTTGAACGTTGGACCTCTTGGCCCAAGATCACTGACTATCCGAACATTAAAGGAGCGTGGGTTGTCCATGAGTGAAATTTGGTTTACTTCTGACACCCATTTTAATCACCATAAAGAATTTCTTTATGGCCCGCGAGGATTCACTAATCCCCAGGAAATGGGAGAACAAATTGTCACATTATGGAATGAAAGGGTGAAGCCTGATGATACTGTTTATCACCTTGGGGATTTTATTTTTGGGGCTCCTGACTCTCCTGATTTTAGTGCGACTCTATCGCTAATTCGACAGCTACAGGGTCATATTGTTCTTATTCGTGGCAATCATGATTCTGACAAAAAAATCAATGTTCTGCTTAATGAACATATAATTGGTTTTTGGGTTTGGGCTTATATGATTACAAAAGGTAAGCACAAGATCTATATGTCGCACTATCCTACGCTAACCGCCAATTTTGATGACAAAGCATTTATTCAACATGTGATCGCATTGCATGGTCATACCCATCAAACTTCCAATTTCCTTCAAGCTGATAATCCTTTTATGTATCATGTCGGCGTAGATAGTCACTCTTGTGCTCCTGTTCACATAGATGAAATGCTGAGTGATGTACGTAACCGGTGGGATGGCATCACCCAGCTGAACCCCAGGGTCGAGGATTTATACTTTACAGACCGTAAACGTGAACTTGATGAACGATATAACGAAGTTTTCGCAAAACTCCATCGAGAAACTTCCTTCGCCTGAGCGCTTCGCGCTCAGGCTTCTTTTTTTGCCACCCTTGTCGGTCGTTGTTGGCATAAAAATCGCCCAGGGTAATTTTTTGATCAAAAGGGTCTCACTTGACTTTTCATAAAAAATAGTTTATAATACACATATAATGAAGTTAAAGGAGAACGTTTATGATTACTGATACCCATGTTAAGTTTACTTATGATAAAGATAAGCATCTAACTACCTGTACACGAAATGTCCATAATAAGTTTTATATTGGACAATCTCAATGTCATCCTCACGATTATGATTTTGAATCCCAGTTGGTTGGTCAGCACTATGCATATACTCGCAGTATGATTCGTGAGATGTGTACAATTCGTGATGACTATAAATCTCAGTTAAAGATGCTCAAGCATGTTTATAATATTTATGAACAGAATTCTGAGATTAATTTAGATAGTTTGGAGTGCATGGTTATGCGTCGCCAAATGCGTCTGCTTGAGCGAGATATTGACGAAATGAAGCAATTAATTTCAGAAACGCGCAGAGACCTACGTATTACTATGCAAGAGAAAGATAAGCTGTATGAAAAGCTGCGTGCCAAAAGGGCATCAGGTAGCAGTAACAACTAAAGCTCTTCTTTATCTTTGCGGCATGGATGATCACCAATTTTTTGCTATATCATCTATGTTTGATAAAATTTGGGTACATTGGCCTAGCGTAGTAAATGCACTAAAAGACGAATATTTGGCGCAGAGTAAAATAGCCAGCACTATTGCGAATCTTTGGGATGGTGGCTGTATACTCGGTTTGCGTCCGGATATGTCTGAACTCCTAGCCATATCCGCACTGAATAATACACCTGGATATGAAGATAACGTCTCTGTCTATTGTGCAACATTTGGTGAGTATGTCGAATTGCGAAAAACCTTTGGCGCAGAAGATGTAACTTATTTCAGGAGGACTTAATATATGTTAGAAGATTTAGTAGCTCTACTTGATACTCAATCTATTGATCCTGCTACATATTAGTATTTTGATAAATTACTAAATGAACGCACCATTATTTTTAATCAAGAGGTTGATGAAAAAATAGTAGAGCGTGTAGCGATTCCATTGTTGGATTTCGAAAAGGATAGTAGTAACGATCCAGTAACCCTCATATTTGCTACTATTGGCGGTTCTGTTAGTGATGGTTTTGTATTATGCAATATCATTGATAATTATAAAAAACCTTTGAATATTATTGTTCTTGGGTATGCCGCAAGTATGGGCACAATTATGTTGGCAGCTGGTTCTAAAAATCCTAATGTCACTCGTAAATGTTATCCTTTTACATATGCACTTCTTCATGCTGGAAGTACTGCATTTAGTGGTGAATCATTAAGTGCGCAAGATGTAATGGAATTTAACAAAAGAGTCGATGATAAGGTAAAAGATTTTATTTGCTCCCACACTAATGTTTCACCAGAAGAATATACTTCGCATGAGCGCAAGCAATGGTTTTTAGATGCGGACGATATGCTGAAGTATGGCTTTGTAGATGAAATTATTGGCAAGGAAGAAGATGAGTCTATTGTTACTGAACAGTCCAGTATTCTATGATACCTCCGCACTTCTTGCTGGTAAAGAATTAGAACCTGATAGTTTTATTTCGCCTATTGTATTTGAAGAATTAGAAACTATAAAAACATCATCTATTAAAGATGAAACAGTTAAATATAAAGCCAGAGCGTTAGTGCGTTATTTAATGGCTCACCAGTGGGGCAACAAAGAATCTTATGGTTGGTCCACTTCTGGTGTTTCTATGAATTGTATTAATCTTTTCTTAGGATTATCTCGTCTTGAGAAAAGCAATGATATGAAAATAATAGCAGAAGCAGTTATATATGCGCGACGTTGTAAGCGTCAAGTAAATCTAATCACTGCTGATGCTTGTCAATTTTTAATGGCCCAAAGATTTAATAAAGAATTAGTCATCGAATACTATCGAGAAACTGGACATAAAGAAAATCTTTGGCGCGGGTATCAAGAACGAAATTTAACCGATGATGAAGTAAATGAATTCTATCAACATCCTGAACATAATATTTTAGAGCTGGTTCAAAATGAATATGCTATTGTTTCTCATAATGAAGAAATAATTGATATTGTAAAATGGACAGGCACTAAATATGAAGTTCTAAAATACCGAGATTGTAATACAGATTACTTTGGTAAAGTAAAACCACTTAATATACAACAAAAAATGTTTTTTGATTTACTTCAGAATCATGATATTCCTTATAAATTAGTAAGAGGCCAATATGGTTCTGGAAAAACATTTTTAGCTTTAGCTCATGCTTTACAATATGTAAAGTTAAATCGGTATGATAAAATTGTATTCGTGAGAAATAATATTGAGGTCGCTGGGTCAAGAGAATTGGGTGCTCTACCTGGCGAACAATGGGACAAGTTAATGCCTTTTATGATGCCGTTGGCAGACCATTTGGGCTCGGTTGATTACTTGCGGCAAGCAATAGAAGAAGGTATTATTGAACCAGTTCATCTTGGATATTTGCGCGGACGTAATTTTGAAAATAGTATTATCTTAGTTGATGAAGCCGAGAACTTAACTACAGATAATATTAAATTAATTACTGGTCGCTGTGGTAAAGGTAGTACTTTATGGGTATTAGGAGATGAATCTCAAACAGACTCTGATATATTCCGTAAAAATAGTGGGATAGCTTCATTATTAAATAGTCTTAAGGGCGATCCATTATTTGGTACTGTTGAATTACAAAAATCAGAAAGAAGTGCAGTTGCACAACTTGCAGCTAAGATTAAATGATGTAAGGGGAGTTTAATATTAAACTCCCCTTTTATGAGAAAAAGGAGAAACAACAATGAAAAAATTTTTATTACCTGGATATTTATTACATGATGAATTAATGCGTTGCTTTCTTAATTATATAGATGTTGATCGTTCTATTTTAAAACCTGATTGTGTAATAGAAGGATTATATGATTGCCCTCCTTATTTAATTTGGAATGGAGGTCGTTTTACTTCTTATATTACTCAAGATCCAAATGTAATTCAAGAAATATTTAATATTTATCGTACTAATAATGTAACTTTATATCATACTTTTACTAATTTATTATTAACTCCAGAAATGTGTTTAGATTATTCTTGTAATGATTTTATGAAAAACTGGGTTCTTCCTTCTGATAAATTAATTGTTGCAAGTAAACCTTTGGAGCAATATCTAAAAGAGCATTACCCTCAAAATCAATTAGTTTATTCAACAATTTTACAATTAGGCGACATTAATTATATTAATCAAATTACTGAAAAAGATATTTGTGTTTTAGACTATAATCATAATATTGAGCCTGAATTTTTACAACAGCTTACTCATCCTGAGCATATAGAATTAATGTGTAATGAAGGATGCATTTCACATTGTCCTGTACGGCATAAAGATTTTATTTGCCGCAGTAAACAACAATTGCATATCCCATTAACTGAAGAAGAATTGTATTTATGCCCAGGTAATTATTATACTGAAAATATTACTTTTTCAGATGTATTACAAAATGCAGAGACTTTAACTAATGAACGAATTGAAGAATTATCGCAAATGGGATTTCAATATTTCAAAATTTCTGGCCGACATATGCCTGAACAAATTCTAATTGAAGTTTTATTATATTATTTAATAAAAGAAGATTCTCAATTAAGAGTGAGAGAAATATTACATGACCACGTTTTTGAGGGCCACAGGTCGCTGCAGATTTGAAAAAATAGAAAATATATGATATAATAAATGTAGAAAATAGAGAAAGGATATTTGTATGCAAGTTCAAGATTATGGCGTAAAAGATATAAGAACTTTGGAAGGTATGGAAGCCATAAGAACTCGTCCTGGCATGTATATTGGTTCAGTTGGGGCTGAAGGCTTGTGGCAGATAACTCTTGAAATCTTGTCTAATGCAATAGACGAATATTTGGTGGGCGCTTGTGATAAAATTTCCGTTACTCTTGATGGTCCTAGGGTTATTGTTAGCGATAATGGGCGCGGAGTACCTTTTGGAAAGAATGACGACGGTGAAGAAGTGCTGGTTAATATTTACACTAAGCTTCATACTGGTGCTAAGTTTGATAGCGATGGCAATACTGGTTATAATACTTCTGGTGGTATGAACGGTGTTGGTGCTAAAGCAACTAATGCTTTATCCAGCTTTTTTAGAGTCGATAGCTACCGAGATGGTAAACATGCCTATGCTTTATTTGCCCAAGGAGCTTTAGTTGAATATAAAGAAGAGCCTCTTAAAGAAAATAAGCATGGCACTTCAGTTCAATTTATTCCTGATCCTGAGATTTTTAAGGATATAGAACTTGATGCAGATTATACCCGTATGAAAAAACAACTTTGGGAGCTGGCATATCTTTCTCCCGGCCTCCGTTTTGTTCTATGGTATAATAGCTGCACTGAGGAAATAGAAAGCAAAAATGGATTGCTCGATTACTTGGATACCCTTTGCTCTGATAAAGAGCAATTGACCTCACAATTTTATGCAGAAAATATTGAGGGTAGAATCAAGATTCGAGTAGCTATGGAGTATATCAATGGTTATTCTGATACCTATCGCTTATTCACTAATAGTATTCCTAATTCTTCCGGTACTCATCTTACTGGATTCCGCACAGCTCTTACACAGTCAATTAATCAGTACGCAAGAGGAAAAGGATTACTCAAAGACAAAGATCAAAACTTCACCGGAGATGACCTCCGAGAAGGTCTTGTTCTCGTTTTAAGTTTAACTATGCCTGATCCAGTATTTAGTGGTCAGACTAAAGATAGTTTAACTTCTGCAGAAGGACGTACTGTTGTTCAACGTTTGGTTTCTCAATCCTTAGCTACATGGCTCAACAGCAATGAAAAAGATGCTAAGGCGATTGTAAATAAGGCGCTTCTTGCACGTAAAGCAAAAGAAAGTGCGCGGAAAGCGAAGGAGAATGTTCGTAATGCTACAGCCAAGCATAGTCGTATCACATTGCCAGGAAAGTTGGCAGATTGTAGCTCGAAAACCCGTAATGACTGTGAAGTCTTCATCGTGGAAGGTGACAGTGCAGCCGGTTCTGCAAAAGAAGCTCGAGATCGAACTACACAAGCCGTCTTGCCAATCAGAGGCAAAATCCTCAATGTCCTTAAAGCTGATTTAAATAAGGCAATGGCCAATGAAGAAATCAAGAGTATGATTCTTGGTTTTGGATTGCAAGTTGATGGTAATAAAATTGTATTAGATGAAAGTAAATTGCGTTATGGGAAAATTATCATTATGTCAGACGCTGATGTCGATGGGGATCATATTAGAGTCTTGTTCCTTACCTTCATCTGGAAATTCTGCCCAGAACTCATTACAAGAGGATATGTTTATGCAGCTGTCCCGCCCCTTTATCGAGTTATTAAAGGGAAATCTTCAACCTACCTTAAGGGCGACAGAGAACT